TCTGCTCGTGCTTTGACACGTTACCGAGAGTACGGTTGATAGCGTCCCTAGCCGTTATATACCCACGTTGTTCGACATCAGGACTCTTTGGAAACTCGGCTTTATCCATAGCCTGACGTGGGGGTAGTTTGTCTATCTCATCTTTATTTATGATGTGCTTACGAGCACCCTTTAACCACCCCTCAACAGCTTGGAAGTTGTAGGCAGAGAAGGCCCGCTCGTGAGTAACCCTAATTAAATCTCGTTTGATGGTATCAAGGGGGGAGACAGTAGGAGCAGATGAACCACCCATACCAATTAGAGGATCGTCCCCTCTAGGCCCATTACGGGGTGGGTTTAGCCTGCTCTCTAAGGCACTACGCATGGTTTCCCCGGCCCTCGCACCAAAGACAAGATTACCGGCGTCATCAGCCACACCAAAGGCATCATCCATAGCCTTTTGACCGAAGTTCTTACGGACATCAAGGACGTGGCTCTCAACTAACTTGATAAAATCCGCTACCGACTCGGTGCTGGTGTCCCAATCGTTGTTTCGGAGGATAACCTCAAGGAGTTCGTCGTCCCCATCAAGACCACGAAGTGCGGTAGTGGCATCAGCTTGAGACAATGCTCTAAGGTTAGGTACTTTACGTCTAATCTCGGCAAGGATGTTGTTAAGCTGTTCTACGGCTCTCGTAGCCTCCTCACGAGTGGCTGTACCTAAGAGAATACGCTCCCTACCGGGCACCTCACCCTTACCCATGAGCCTAACGGTGGATGGTTGGCCTACACCGTGGTTAATGAACTCGTAAGACCGCACACCACCGGGGTTATACCCTAAGACATCTGTATGAAACATCCTACGCAGTTTTGGGGCACTCATGGTGACAAACTCAGCCGTTTCCTCACCAACTCGCATACCACCGAAGACTCTAAACACCTGTTGGCTGGTTTTGAGGTCTCCTGCTCTAGTCTGCACAGCAGTATCGGGGCTATAAACGATAGTATCAGCGTCGAGATCGTCAACTACGTGAGAAACAGTCAAGTCCCGCTCTATAACCCTACCGTCCGGATCGACAACACTAACCTTAAGGATTTGGGCACCCTCATTGTTGGCCTGTTTAAAGACAACATCAGCCTTGAGGTAGTAGAGGGCGTCATTTAGCTCTTGGATCACGTTGTACATGTCTTCAGCAGCCTGTGTGGGCGCTGTACCGTTAGTAATCCGCATGTACTCGGTACGAAACTCTGCTGGGCTAAGGGCATGGCGGGTATTGGAGAGAGTATCGCCGTCTCTCATCTCCCAAAAGACAGACTCAACCGCCCTACGCTCCTCAGTACTGGTAGCCTTGATAGCTTTGTTCAAGATCGGCTCAATCTCCTTACCAACACGGTTAAGCACACCCTCACCACGCTTGGCAAGCGTCTCTAAACGCCTTGGAACAGATAGGAAAGTCGAACCAAAGTTTCCGAAGAAGTGATTTCCAATTTCATCAGCGGTGAGAGGTTTCACAATACCCTTAGTAGGTAGGTTTGACACCTGCTCAACCACATAGGCAGTAGTCTTCCCCTGTGTAAGAGGGACAACCTCGCCTCCGTGTCGGTTAGCAAACTTTGTAGCATCACTCTTACGGGTGAAGGGGGTATTGTCTCTCCTACCGAATAGAATACTACCGAAGATATTACCCTGACCGTCCGGGTCTATCCTCATAGTAAGTAGATTGCTACGAGAGGTAGCAATAAGAGACTGGTCTAAGATTTTTACCCCGGTTGGACGCCACGCTTCAAATGTATCTGGGTCGATACGTTGGCTGAATCCGAAGTTACGCATGACATCGAGAAATTGATTATCTCTTTCAGCCCTAGCTGCCTTATCGAAGCCCGGCGCAGACCATCTCTGGGTATCAACCCCAGAATCAGGGTGTCGAAGATACCCCGGAAGGGTGTGTGCGGGGATACCAGCAGCAGTTGCCTGTGTGGTACCGGGTGCTCCTAAAGCACTAGCAAGATTTTCTCCTCCTGCCTCTACACCACGTAGGGCCGAGATCACAGAGGTAGTGTTTCTAGCCCCACGTAGAGTACGTAGAGCAACCCTACTAACAGTAGACAGCAGACCGGGGATGGTTATCCTATCAACGACAGTAAATGCCGAATCTATTTCAGCTTCTCTACCCCTACCGGCCTGTTTTATGTTTTCAATCTGACCTGCAAGCATGAGACTATTACTCTCAGTGAATGCACCGGCATCTCTACCAACCTCAATTGCCTCTTCTAAAAGGACAAGGAACTCTTTCTCACTGATATCGGCAGTCAAAGCAATCTGGATTTTCTGTGCCATGTCTGCGCGTTCAAACCCACCACCAGCGATGGCATCAATCGGCCAAGACACCACAATATCAGCAAAGTCCAAGAACCAATTCAAGGCACCAGTACCAGCACCGGCCTGTGCTTCTGACAATTTCTTGATTACTGTTGACTCTCGACTAGCACGGATACTAGAGACTCTATCCCAAATCTCTCCTGTCCTTAGGCTGGTCTCAGCAAGAGTTTCTGGGGCTTGGGTTGTGTCGATAACCTCCTGCCTCACAGACCTATCTTGCTCGATAGCAATAACGTCTTCTAAAGAACCGCCTACAACAGCTATCTCTGCGGCCTGTTGAACGTCATTCCTGAGACCCTCATCAGCATCCGCCCTACTCTGTTCTTTAAACCTATCGTCCCCGAGAGAACCAATCTCTAGGCGAGCGTCTGCGATAGGTATGTTTGTCCTCATAGAGTGAACAGCAGCAAGATACTCTTGCATTTCATCAGGGGCCTGCTCACTACCCACAGAAGGGAAAGCATTTAACTCCCCACTCCTCTGAGTGATATCTAGTTCAGCCATTCTTAGAACCCACCTGCGGCAGAAAAGACAGAGCTACCAATGGAACTTATTCCTTGTGCGGTAGCAGCCCTACTACTAGCCTTGTTCGCCCTCTGCTGGAACTTAACAATATTTGCTCCAAAGGCTTCTTGCTGCTGAGAGAACCCAATATTAGACGCAACCTGTGTAGAGATACCACTGAGACCACCAGCAAGACCAGAACTTTCCCCAGCACCCACCTGTCCGGCGACGTTGAGGGCCTGTCCCCGTGCTAGACGGCCTTCTCTGATACTCTGCCTACGCTCCCTAGCAGCCTGTTGAGCAGCAGCCTTACGTTGCTCTTTGGCAGCCTTACGTTGGTCCTTAGCAGCGGCAGCCTGCTGCTGGACACCCACGGCAGCGCCTGCGGCGGCGACAGCCAAACCTACGATGGCAATTGTTTCGATGCCCATCTTGCCTTACACCCTTTTCACAAATGTAGTTTCTGTCATCTTGTATCCTAGCTTCTCGTATAGACGGGGGGAGTCCATCTTTATATTTATCATATTAATAGAGGATACCCCCTGTCCCTTACCCCACTCCTCATACATCTTCAACATGGAGAGTGCGTTTCTTACGCTTCGGTGTTCTGGTCTGATGAACCACGACAAGCAAGATACTTGAGTTTCGATTGCAAAAAAGTAGTCAGAGACCATTCCAAAAAAGTAACCTACTGTCTCGTCCCCATCCTTTAAGGCCAAAATTAGAAAGGTATTGTTGGGTATGGTAGCCTCTAATAGTTGTCCTATTTTTTTGGAACTAAAGGTAATGTGTTCTTTCTCTGGTAGACCGGAGTAAGCCTCTCGTGCGAGTAGGGTTAGTTCAAAGATATCATCCAATGTAGCTACTTCGGTTTTATAGCCCTTGGTTTTTGGCATTGATTACCTCATATCCTTGAAGCTGAAAGTCCTTACCGGCGGTACTTTCAAACCTCAACTTTAGGTTACGACCCCGCCCTCGTATACGGTTACGAGTTACAACGGATAGATACGGATAGGCAAAAGCGGTCAAGTCTCCTTCGTCCACAACAATTGGTATCAGATGTCGATACGCTTCCTGAGAACTACTCTGAGCAACCTTTAGGTCCCAGAAGGCTTTGAGTAGACAGCTAGACGGGTTAACAAAATCATACCCATTAGTCTCATCTCCTGTGAAGCCTGTCTCAGTAAGGTCGAAGTAGGTGGTGACATAAATACCATGCTTATAGGTGGTCATGTCATCTTCAAAGTCGTAGGCGGCTTCCGCAAAACTAGTGTAGTCTTCAGTGCCCCAATCAACGAAGGTAGAGTTAGAGATTGTAGCAAAACTAAGAGAGCCTGTATCCCCATCCCTTACTAAGAATTTAATTTCTGCTGTACCCGCCGCCGAGAACACATCCGTGGTGTCTGTGACAACAACCGCACTATCCGTGACGTTTACAGTACTGTCAGTTACATTCTCTGTAGTAGAAAGATTACCAAGGCCCGTGAAGTAGTCTACGTTAACAACATAGTTGGTGCTACTACTCTCGTCTTCAATTTCCCACGGGTAGAATGCTTGCAGTAAGGTATCTAAGATAAGAACCTTATTGTACTTGAACTTGATGTTTTCATCGTTACCATAGACCCAGTAAACTTTCTTGCCCAACGCATCAAACTTACCAACAGCATCCCGTCTGAATGTTCCTCCTATATTCTCATAGAAGGTTTGGATGGTAGGTTTAGAGAGGTCTTGCCCTTCGGCACTCTGAGAAATTTCCTCTCGGGAAATAGTAAAGATACCAGTAGTGCCCCACCAGACAGGTGTTCCTTCTACATCAACCAGAGTAGCCGGATTGTCAATTCCCCCAGTCGCACGTACACGGTTAACAGAAAATTCTGTAGCTTTGAAAACACCGTCAACTCCTGCAATTTGCCATACGCCGTTCTCTGCAAAAACAAGGATGGCGCTTCCCCATTCAAATAATGCCCGGATATTAGACGCGGACGGAATATTAATCACCCCACCATCACTGTCAACAAGATCAGAAATGTCTTCTGCGGTAGGATCGGCTTCTTGGTAGAGATTACCGATCTGCGACATGTTCTCTATGACAGGAGAGAAGAATACTCTTGATCCGTTCTTGGTGCTTGAGATGCCTGCGAACCAAGCCCTACCAGCAAAGGTAGCCATTGCCGAAAACCTACCTGACTCGACCTCAGGAGTCAGACCCGCTACCCCGGATACGGCAGTCCTATCCTTGTTGTATAGGTCTAAGATAAATCGGCCATTACCTACGAGAGAGTTTCCCCCATAAACCCTCTGCCACACGGTCGTACTAAAGTTACGGTTAGTATCCCTGCCTGTAAACCAAGGGTGAGTAAGAGCGGGCCAATGCCCTGTGACATTTACATAACCCGTACTTCCTATTAAAATAGCCCGACCGTCTTCGCTTGCGTTTACCCAACCAGAATTATACGTGTCATATTTTCTAATATCGGTTACGGTTCCGGTTGGGACACGTTCACTGTAACTTGTTGGATCGTCCTGCCACTCAAAGTCTCTAATTCTTGGGTTGATCTGAGTAGTAGTAATAGAATCAAGGTCTTTATCATACTCAATAAAGAAGGACTCAATTGCCGGAGACGTTACAACAAAGTTACCGTTAATACTATCTCCTGAAATACGAGACTCAGAGAGACTCTCTCCATTGTCTGCTGTGAAAGTACTAAGGCTTACTGAGAAAGTCTTCTCACTGGCAGAAATAGGAGACGAACTCTTATCATAAAAGAAGAGTGTATCTCCTACTTGTACAACAGTAAACTCTACACCGGCCTGTCCAGATACATTCTCCCAAGTGAGGGAATGAACTAAAGTTCCTTGGGGTACGGCGAAACTACTAAGAGAGAACCCAGTTTCAAATTCAATACCCCTACGCCTACCTCGCACACCCGTACGTTCGAGAGTACAGTTAAGCTCATCGACAGAAGCGTTCTCAGGAAAGGTTAGCGGACTGGCCTCAGTAATAAGGCCCTTCACAAACGTATTAACTGATGTTTGTTTTAGCTCTTGGGCCATTCCGTGTCTTTTTCCTCTTCAATACCGGGGGCTGCTTATCACCAAACATTTCAAATTGTTTAGCGCCTTCAGTCTTCTTGGCAAGCCGCTCCCATTGAATTACTGCTTTTGTAGCGTCCCCTCGGGACATCCAGCGACCACCCAAACCCTCAATCTCTCCACCGTTTTCATAACAGATTTTCCAGTAAGGGAACTGACCAACGGGGACGTATATCTTAATCTTATCTCTACGTTTAGGTGTAGTACAGAGAATAATTTGGTTCTCAGGCTGCTCAGTAAAACTAAGTCCTCCCGAAGTGTCGTCTGTCGTTTGGTTTTTGTGTGTCAAAACGGTATCTCTCCTTCTGTATAAAGCTCTTGTGTCTACGAGCGGTTTGCTCTACCTTCTGGTCTAAGGTCTTGTGCAAGATGCTGAAGGATCGAGACTTGGCTTCTGCGGTTAGATATGGGAAGTATTTTGATTCAAAGTCAAACACAAACGTATCTGAAATTGTAACCTCTGGAATAAGCTCACCATACCCACGGCTCTTGGATGCCTGTAAAGTAGTATCAATAACTACATCATGTGAGTCAAAGACAACGTGTTTGTTATCGAATGACGTATACATAAAGGGATGGCGATCTGTGAAGATAAGAAGTTCTGTATTACTATTAAAATCCAAGACAATCTTGGTATCGGTTGCGCTGCTGTTACGAGCAGAGGTGTGGCGTAAGAAGTCTAACGGAGCACGATAATGTATCTCTTTATATTCCTCGTCCCCGTCATCACTCTTATTATACCAAATCTTCTGAATGTTTGCTACATCGTCAGGTAGACGCATGTAGTTGGGGCGCTCACTATCGCTCAAGGCAACAAGACGGAACAGTTCAAAATGTTCTGGGATAGTCCGGTCACTAATAAGATCGAAGTAGGTCTGGGCTACGACGTTGGCAACCTGAGTGGCTTCAATCGTATCGTTAATTGAGTTCACACTATCCGAATCAAGATCATTCAAGATATCTTGGACAATCTGAAGCAGAGTTTTTACCATTGTTACCATGATTAGTCGCTCACCTGTATGATCTTTAAGGAGCAGGTATCCACTGTTATTGATGTGGTGGCTGTTTCAGCACGAACAAACAATTGGATAGTATCCGTGCTAACCAATTCTACAACTGAACTAATAGCACTTGAGTCAGGGTTTGTACCGTCATACTCTGATTGTGAAACAGACGAAGCTATGATCGTACCATTTTTAGCAATGTAGAAGTTATAGGTCCGGGCCGCACCACCCGCAATTGTAGAAAACATAGACGCAGTTACAATCGCCTCGATATCTACGTCACCGTCGTATGTAATTAAACCTGCCGTTGAAATAGTAAAGCGTCGGGCGACATCAGAGACAAAGGCCGCACCAAAGTTAACAGCGACATCGTTACCAGAGCCGGTTCCGGAGAAGGTAGTCGCTAGGGCGCTGTCTGTGATACTACCCTGACCAACAGCGGTTGATCTTGGCACACCAACTGAACCAACCATAGTCCATTTGTTATCACCGGCAGCGTATCCTACTGTCGCCGTGGCTGGGGTTAAAAATGTACAATTAGAAATAGTCCCCTGCCCGCCTGAGTTAATATTTGCACCAGCGGCAGCGATATCAATACCTGTTACACCAGAGGCGTTATCAACATTTATACCGGAAAAACTAATTCCATCTGCTGTGGCTACACCAAGATCAAACACAATACCGGCGGCTACAGTAAATGTTCCATTAGTAATACGAAAGTTTCCGTTTGCCCCAGAGAGTGTTAGACCATTACTGGCGGCGGCCTGTACTAGCATATCTGTTACAGTGAAAAGAGCAAACTGATCCACAGTTCCGATGGTATCACAGGAGACAATCCTGACCTGATCTATCAGAGTGATCTGTGTTCCAGAACCATTGAGATCAAATACAGAGCCACTGGCAACGGTAAAAAATATCTTCGATAAGAAGAAATTATTCGCAACAGTGAGAAGGGCGTTTGCAGTAGTTGAGACAACACCATCGAGTAGGGGGCTATTCCCACAAAGAGTGGTGTTTGCCCCAAGAACAATACGGTCACTACCGATACTGACACTACCCGACACAGCATAGATAGTATTGTCTGCTAACGTACGAACACCAGCAACCGCCGTTGGGAAGTCACTGGCGCTGTGTATCATTACGGTATTAGCTGGACTAATCTGAGTATGGTCACCACTGCCTGCACCATCGGTTACATAGACGTGGTTAGAGAGCGCCCCGGCCACACCCTTAGACTCATGCAGGGATGCGCCAGTGAGAGTGTTGTGTTCAGCCATATGTATGTTCTCCTATGGAGTAAATAAGGTGAGGGGATTCTCGGGCTTAATTCCGTTCAGGCTCAAAGTCCTGCTTGCGGTTATAACCCCCTAGGCTCCCCTCGGGCCAGTATTGTATTTCGGAACTAAGGGTACGGCCAAGACCACAGACGCCGTTTTAAAGACACACCGAAATACTTTCTCTTAGGATTCCGTCATCAACCCGTGCTCTTCGAGAACATCGAAGATAGCATTGATCTTAGTAGACATCGTACCTAAGTCAGTAACCATGGTCCCATGATCGACGATCAGTTCATCCGCGAGAGTTTTAAACGTCGCGTGATCGGCAATCAACTCGTCAGCCAAAGCTTTCAAGGTGACCATGTTGCCTTCGTACTCTTCCAAGAACTCCATCATTTCAGCGGCAGCAACGACTGCGCCATCCGTAATGGTGATAATCCCATCAGGGGTACCACCGGGATCGTTCGCAGTCCAAGTAACCGTGAGAAGTGCTGTAGTTCCAGCAGTAAGAGTAGCTGGGGCTGTAGCAGTCAGTGCGGCAGTAGTTACCGCAGCGTCAGCTACGTTGGCCTGCCGATCAGCTATGATGCCGTCGCCAGACCTGTCAGCAAGTAGTGACCGATTGGGTCTAGGATTAGCCATTAGTTAACCCTCCCTTACACGTCCACCTGGAAGTACTCAAGGATCAGTTTAGCCTTACCAGCGGTGAAAGTACCGTTGGGGGTAAACTTGACATATGAGTCCAAGGTTGTGCTAAGAATGCCACCAACCTCGGCACCATCAAGCAAAACCGTATCGTTGGTACCATCAATCACAGTCACAAGAAGAGCTTCCTCAATGCCATCGACATTGATTACGGTTCCATCCTGCTCAAAGAGACCGATGTCATAATCGGTACCACCTGCAAAGAGAGTTTCAACGATAAAGATCGCCCTAGTGATGAAGGAACCAGCGGGGACATAAACATCCGAGTCGCTGAAACCATTCAATGTGCCATCATTGTTCAAATCGGCAGTATAGTCAGGTTCGCTACCGGCATTCACATCCATAACTAGATATGCAACCGGGCCAGCATTAACGGTTTTACCCGGAATGCCAGCAGTTTCACGAGCCTGATCCTGACCGAACGGAACCTGAAGGCCATCATCATTTGTCCACTGTACCATTTTAATGTCCTCCCTTACACACTGATCTGAGTCGGAACAACAACCATGTTCTCAGGACGGAAGAACGCGAGGCCGTAACGAGCAGTCGTAACGAACTCAGTGCGCTGTTTGTCCTTATTGAACTCGGTGTCAACCGCAGGCAACTGACGCCATGCACCCTTGAAGGGACCGACACCCGGAGCCACGGAGAACATAAGGTTATTGGCAAAACCAGCAATCGCGACAGTCTCCAAAGTCTCAGCCGCGTTGATCTTCAGGTGATTACTCTCCCAAACATCAAAACCGAAGACGTTCTTCACGAACTTCATACCGGAAGCGATACCGTCACTAACGATGCCTTCCCAACGAGGGTTGTTGGAGATATTGACAAGGTTAGTCTGGGTATTCATGGTGAACTCAACCGAGGGGTCAACGATAGCGATGAGGTTAGTATCCGGCACGTTCGCCTTCTTCAAGGACAGACGGGCACGGGCAAAATCCTCAACAGCCATCGTGTTGCTAGTACCAGTACCGACAAAGCGGTGCTTCTGACCGTTAATGTCGTTGGTATCAGCAGCAGTCTGACCATCCGGGGCAACCTTAAGGATATCACCCTCAAGACGCACCATCAGAGCACGCTCCTGCTCAGGAACAAACCGAGACATCAACTGGTTGGCATAGAACAGGTCCTGCTCGGCCTTCCGGGTAATGTAGTTACCACTAGACAGGTACTCGGTGATCGTGAACTGGAACTCACCAGTGTCAAGAGGACGATACAGAATGTCTTCGTCTTCCTGATAGTCATCGACATCGCCAACGCCGATGCTAGGAATGGTAAAGGTGTCCCCGTCCGGGAAATCCGTCATCCAGTCCACATACTGCATCGCCATCAACTCGTCGCGCAGAATCTCCTTAAGCTCGTTTGACCAAACTTCCGAGCGAATAAGGAGGGAAGAGTTTGCTGTAGTGTGCATTTCACTACCTCCTACTTATGAGTTGCTAAAAAATGCCTCCCCGCCTGCAACTCGGGCATCAGCAATCTCTTGCTGCATCTTCGGAGAGTGGTATAGAGCCTTGTCTTTTCTCCGAATATCTTGGTAATACGCCCAAGTCTTGTCGGTGGCATTCTTGATTGGCACACCTTCTGAACGCTGGCTACCACCTAATAGGGTACTAGAATCACTCTTACGAGTATCATCCATTCCCATAAGACGATAGAAGGCTTTCGGGTTTTTGGAAGCCAAGACTTTCATCTCGTCCACAGACATATCTAGACCAATAGCCCTATCATTTAGGATACGTCCGGCAGCTTCGCCAAACTTACTCGTCAGGGCCTTGTCTACTTCTACTACATTACGTAGTTCAGTTGTCTGTGTATCACGTTCAGATACATGTGTTTCAATTAAGGCTTTCAACTCTTCTGGCGACATGGGGCCGGGACTGGTATCGTCGTTGCCGTCGTTCGAATCGTTTTGGTCCTTCGGTGGGTTCTGTTGGTTACGAACCAATTCCATCAGTTCATCAATCTTGGAGCCTTTATCAATGTCTTCCCTAAGCTCGGCAATCTGCCGTTCCAAGTTACCAACATGGAGATCAGACTCATACTTCCCTTTTGCAAGGGCCTCCTGATCGGTGAACTTCTTTCCGTCTCCAACCAGATGTTCAAGAAACTTTTCTGTGATCTGGTCGTCTGCACCGGCTTTGTTTGCGGCGTCTTTATCGAATGCTGACATGGTTAATCAGTCTCCTTGATAAGTTTGAGAACCTCGGTTAAGGCTCGATTCCAACCTAAAGTGTCGGCTTGATAAAAAGGCCAAGAAGCTTTATCGTAACTTTTGGTTGTGTTCTCTTTAAGCTTGTTGTTCAGGATAACCGATAACCGTTTAAACGCATTGTGCGCTAGAGCTATGTCCTGTTTAACCTTTTCTTTATCGTCGTTATTCGCAAACCAAATCGCCTGCATCTTTTAAAACTCCCACTCACAAACCTCTTTACCGTAGAGGTTGTGTGCTAACACTTGCCGCGCCAAGTCCACGTCGCTCTTAAGAAGAAAGTCAATTGTGTTTTCTCTGAGAAACATGGGACTAGCACTTACACAAAAGTCTCCCTGAGGGACACTACATGCCGCCACGAAGACGGTCAGCAAGCTCGTCATCAGTAAGTTTTTCAACTTCATGGTCAATCGCCTTTCTGGTTCTGGCAGCTTCAAGGTTACGTTTCAGTACCTTGTTCTCTGTTGACATCTTCCCCCACCTCTTAACAACGAAGACAAGAGTACCGAGAACAAATACACCCAGTAAAAGGATTACCCAACTAGGCATTTTCTTACACTACCTCGTCAATAACCTTATTTGGAACCAACCAGACCAGCAGAGCAGTGACAGCACTACCGATAGTTACAGTCAGTTCTGGCGATAGCCACTCCATGTTAACTGAAAATGCAGTAGCAAGAATGGTACCTACACCAGTAACAATAGCCACAATGGCCTTAGTCATGCTTGTCTTTTCCATTTTAAGTTCTCCGTCCTGTCTTCTTGCGGGACCGTTTGCCGATACCCGCCTTGCGCTGGATACCTCGGGTTAGTTTACCCCCAAGCAGTCCGGCTCCAAACTTACCACCAATACCTTTAGGCAGTAAGCGTCCTTGCAAGGGGGCGGTGAGACCGCCGATTGCAAGCTTCTTAAGATTAAATGCCATACTTTATATTCCCTGTTCTATTGCGACTTGCTCTTCTTCCTCTGCCTGCACTTCAGTCTCGTTTAAGAGGCGCGAGGTTTCTTGCTGCTCAAAGATCGCAATGTTATCCGAGAACAGATTTGGTTCGTCAAGTTCAAGAGCTAGAATCCTTGCCAATTCCTTACCACTCATGTGGACACCAATAGTCGGGTCCTGTTTCATCTGGATAAGGTTCTGTAGATTCTGAAGACGTACGGCTCGTTCTGCGAAGTGTCGAGAACCAACGGGGCGGAGTTTACCTCTAGCCGTGATGTCTTCTCGTTTAACGTCCGCAAAAATAGCGATACCAGTATCGTCATCAAGGATACGAACCAGATCGGTTTCGTCCATATTACGGCGGCCAACTTCGAGCATATCGTTAAGAAGAGGCTCAAGGAACGTACGTTCAAAGTGATAGGCTTTGTGTTCAAAGATTCGAGACGCGCCCCGATCTAGGGAGGCCACTTCGAAGGCTGTCTTTTCTCCCGGTGTTCGTATCCCCATAGCGTTGCGGGGCGCGCCAGCCAACTCTTCCATTTTATTGGAGAGGTCACGTATCTGAAGATCGGCGTTTAGGGCTGTGGTATCTGGGGCTAGGTAACCAACACTACCTTCCTCTCCCATGTAGATACGCTCTCCCGGCTCGTCTCCAAACTCTTGGACATCACCCTTGATAAGTTTCTGAGGGTATGCGATCTGGTCCCAGACATCCGCCTTCATGTTCTCTAGATGATCCATCCGATACTGAAGACCAACTAGGTTTTCTAGTGGCCCCATCCCGTAGAGATTGTCTGGACGTTGACGCCATCCTGTATGCCTGATAGCAGCAGCCCCCAACCAAGAGGGGTTCTGTATATTACGCAATACTCTCGAACGGTCTGCGACGGTGACAATACGATTGAGTTGGAGTTCTCCGGTGACGTGGTTATACATGTCCCCGAAATAGTGGAGTAACTCGACGGAACCGCTGGAGAAATAGTTAATGAGGCTTGAGAATCCATCTGCAATAAACCCATCTGCTTTTGAGACTTCACTGTCTTGAGAGGTGACACTTCCACGAACGGAGAGAAGCTTATCAAAGGCCCCGGCCATCCACTCATTAGCAGAGTCCTGAGCGATCTTCTTCTTCAAGTCTCCAACCGATACTAGTTCCTTGACAATCTTTGGGGCGTTGTCGAAACTATCGGCTAAAGGATTAAAGGTAATATCGTATGGGGAAATGCGGCGTAGACGAGGACCAACGTACTTGGTAATCAGATCGCCATCACCACCATCAATAAAATCAATTACCGGATCAACAGTACCGAAAGCATTTCCAGTATCAATCCAATCCAAAAGTAAACGAGAGGTAGTATCGACAAATTCTGACTGACGGGCTTTTGTTTCCACGTAGGCTTGGATGATCGTACGTTTCTGTTTGGTGTTGGCATCTCGGTCGTCGCCTTCCCACTTGAACCATTTACGGTTTGGAAAGATAGCCGCGAAATAGTTAGCGTGGAGGTTATCCCGTATCTGGGTAAGCTTGGGTGTGGTGGTAGAGTTGGCCCACGGAAGCCTCTGATTAGATGTAGTACGAGTATCCGTAGCAAACAGATAGTTACGGAGTTCCTTCCACTCCTCTATCTTTACGTTTCGGAAGATAACCCACTGACGCCAGTGATCCCCAATAGCTAGGGCTTCTGAATCAGCATCAATCTCTTTGAGGATGTCAAGGACTTCAGGCACTAGAATATTTCCTCGTCTTTGGTACTAAGACAACCTTCTTAGTTTTAATCTTCTTTGTCTTCTTTGGCTTCTTCGCCATTCTTATTTCCTCCGAGGATTCTTCTTAGGTACAGGAACCTTAGAGACTAGACGGGGGTTACGACCAAACGCCATTGAAGGATTCTTTCGGTTTGGTTTCTTTTTAGGTTTAGGGGATCGTTTTACACTTTGATGTGCCATTTTAAAAGGCCCTTCCTCCGAAACGTGGGTGGTAGTAGACATTAGATTCCTCGGCCCTATTACGCCCAAGGTTCTTAGTAGGTTTAATCGCTATCTCTATGGCACTAGCTAGAGCGTCCTTTACGTCATCGTGGGGTGGTTTCGATGACACAAGTTCGTCCTCAAGTATCTGCCAGTTTCCGCCTCGTCCGTGAAAAACCGATAGATTATCGTATCGCGGCTCAAGGATAGCTGCCATACGTTCTTCTTTAGAACCGTCGTAACGGGTAGGGCGGTACTCTTCAACTTTAAGTGAGATACCATTTGGTTTGAGATAACTTTCTTTAAGCTCTTTAACGATGGCGCTTTGGGCTGCTGTACACTCTGCCCGTAGTTTACGAAAAGACCAGCGGTTGAGCATCTGTAGTAAGTGCTTATAGTAGTCGCTTATCCTGTCCGTCTTGAACCTGTCGATTCCGAGAACGTAGATGTTATTATCTGCGTCTATCCCGATGACAACAATCGCGGTATAGTCGGCTCGTTTCTTAGTGGAGAAGGCAAAGTCAATAGCTGCAACAAGATTAAGCCTCGATCCTTTGTAGTACCAATACCCGTTCTCTTGTACAAGTAGCGAGGGATTGTAATGGAGGAACTTGTCATAGTCTATGGGGCGTTGGTCGGGGTCTGTAGGATCGTTATAGTACTGGGCGCGAAACTGCATACGGTCTAGATACTGACCACGTTTTTTCGCGAGAATACCCTTATCAAAGCCAAACCACTTGCCGTCACTACGTCTTTGTCTGGGCCAGAGAAACTCTCCGGTACCGTCGCCACGGTCTTCAACTTGACGTTGGAGTACTTCGTAAATGGGTTCTGACCCGATGTGTTCTCCGTCTTTGTCATACGTATCCTCCACCATTTCGATCATAGAGTTGTAGGCATCGTTCGGGGCGTAGTGTGTACCTACTACCATGAACCGGGCCTTTGCCTCGGCGATAGATGCCATGAATGAAATCTGCCGCTGGACCTTATCCCTACCTTCTTTAGTGTAGGCATTTTCATAGACAACAATATCGTCCATGTCGATGAGGTCGAAGTGGAAGCCAGTGAAGGAAGTCGTTAAACCACCAGCCATAATACTGGGGTCGCGAATGAGATGTTCTTTACGAAGCGGGTGATCGAGAGTTATTTCTGTGGCAGACCACTTAGCCCGTTTGCCTTCCTCGGGGTGGATGTGATCCGGCCAGTATCTTTGATGGACCTCACTTTCGAGGATTTGTTTTATGAAGCCAAGTTGCTTTTCCGCCAAATTGCTCGTACTGGAAAGTAAAAGGACACGCAGGATAGGGTCCTTGGCTAGTTCCCATGCAACTCGGAAAGCCGCAAGGGCACTTTTCATGTGGTCGCGAGGCAAAAGTAAAAGTTGGTGGCTTTTTGCGTCTGCCCGCGTCCACCACCGAATTACGTCTTCATGGACATGACCAAGGAGCCTGTTCCTATCAACTAGACGAATATAAACAGCCAGATCGGCTTCGGCGGCGGCTTTAACTTCAGCCAGAGAGACTTGAGACATAGGGGTTACCTAGGACGTTTTCCACCGGGCAGTCGTGTCCCGGCCTTCTTCTTCTTTGGGTTAAAGATATTGGTTGGGGCCTGCCGTGAGAGGTTCTTTCCTATACGAAGGAAAGTCGCGGCGTCCTTAGAGGACTTGGGTTTGGGGAGTTTAAATCCGGCCATTGCTCTTATACCTTCCAAATTCTAACTTCAGCTAAGGAGACCTGCGGCATAGGCGAATACCATCCCGGTTAGGATCAGACCACACATTAACTTAGCCCCTCTTTCGGGGTTTAGACGATTCCATTCAACAATCAAATCTGTAAGGTGGTGTGATCGGCCACCCCTTGGTCTTGTCTTCTGCTCTTTCCAGATATCCCGCCCCTTATTATCGATCATTTTTCCTGACCAACCAAAAGCATTTCCCATCCACCGTCTCTTCTTTCTCTTTGGGCGGCGGAAGGTAACGGCGTACACACCTTTAATGGCACACCAAAACATTCCTTCGAGAATCATTAAGAATCTCACGGCGCTGGGCCTAAGAAGACCTCAATATCAGCAACAGCCATAGGACCCATACGGTCTGCTAAAGCCCTCACGGCCTTTATGACAGGAAGCTCAACCCTTGCTTCTGATATTGGAGAAAATAGAGTGATAACCTTTAGAACAAAATCAATCTTCCAACGATGAATTGGCCCACCCGGAAGATCGGTTGCAAAGGCATTTGGAAAACTAGAAAGGAATCGGGCTACGTGATCTTCGGCCAAAGCAAGTGTGGGGAAGATAGCAGACTTAGCAACATGCCCGTCTGGTTCTGCATCAAGAATAGCTACGAACATTTATTTCTCCTATCTTATACGAACAGAGAACGCACCAGCATCAAAGGTATCGCCCAAAGAGTTTGTTATACGGATACGATCAAGCTCGGCAGAAAGAGTCTTACGGCCCGCGCCTGCTGCTGTAACACTATTCTTGGAACAGTTACTTCCCTGTATCCAGATATTACCGTCATGTCTCGTTAAGGTACACACACCCGAGATAGAGGAACCTGCTGATATATTACGGGTGCAGATAAACCCAATAGTACTACTGTCTGTACCCCCACCGTCTGAAGCGTCGGAGACATACCCTGAGGTTTCAATCCCGCCCGCATCTCCGATCTGAACCTGTAGCTCTGCAATACCGTCTGTAGAAACCTGATGGAATATAATATCTATAACATTTGTCCCGGCGGCAATACTTGTTACATCATGGGAGGTACCAGATGTAGTAGCTGTCACATTTGTAGGATCGGTTAGGGCAGAAACCTGTGAGTCTACGTAAGCCTTGATAGACTGTTGTGTGGCTATTTTGGTATCGCTGTCAGAGACTAAATTATCTTCGTCAAGGACCTCAAATCCATCTATAAGGTCTCCGTTGGCATCCCACTTTGAAGTAAAGTTGGTAGTGCCTGCTGTACCCGAGACAAGGAGAAGGTCTGCTCCTGTGGTGGCCGCGCCCGCTATCTTTGCAAAGGTAACATTTGCGTCTTTAATGTTGGCAGTCTCAACACCATCCACTTTTAATATAGAAGGACCAACCACAGCGGCGTTGATGTTCCAAGTAAGACCAGAGGCGGAGACAGTGATGTTTCCTTTGTTTCCGTCAGAGGGTTCAGAGCCACTACCGGCTACAAACTCAACAGCAGTAGCTCCGGCATTAACCTTAAGAAACTTATTGCCGTGCGTAGAGTAACTGGCGGGCGTATCAGTGAGGCCGGTAAACTCTGTGAGGCCTGCCACGATAGCCGCACTTGCAGCAGACTCGGCAGCACTTGCAGCAGAGGCAGCAGCCTCATTAGCAGAGGTGGTAGCACTTGCGGCGGCAGCGAGAATCTGTGCCTCAATAGATGTTCCGTTTACAACTACGTCAACAGCATTCAGGGTTCCCACGTTTAGGATGTCATTCCCGTTCATGTCAAAATCGACCAACATGGTATTGGGAGTAGACCCGTCACGGGATATGGTGTTGTCGAAATCAGATATAAGCGAGGCAAAGTTCGAGTTCAGCTTTGCAGCAGACAGGAACCCAGCAGTGATTGTATCAATTGGTGTTCCCTTAGCCAAGGTGTGTCCTCCAGATGTATAGACCAGCGCCCGTAAGGCCCGCGCCCAATACGTATAAACCCTTCTTAATCATTCCGTCTTTCTCCCTTTGGAGACTATCTATGGTTTTCCCCTGTGTACACACTAGGGTCTCTAGACGAGTTATACGCTCTTCAGGGGACATCTATTTCACCAACTGTAGACGCTTGGCATCCGCATAGATACCCTTTGTCATGTTTTCATGGGATTCCTCGGAGGTTTCCACAATTGCAGTCACGGGTTTCCCCTTGGTGCCCTTTGACAGCTTATCAACGAGGAACTTCGCGGAACTCTTAGAACTCTTGGAACCAGAGAGAGCATCAGTTAAAAGCTCATCGAATAGGGTTCCCATGATGTGTGCCTTCAGGTCTTTGCGCCATCGCTTGACTTCATCCCTCCAAATGGCGGAGTTGACAATCTTCTCCCACTGTTCCCAGTCGTAGAGGTACTTCTGGACGAAGCGGGCCTCTGTGATGTCGTTCTCTTCCATGTACAGGAGATATAGAGATGGGTAGGTCTTACCGTCTACAACAGCGTCTTCTCGGTGCATAGTGTAGAGGGCAAAGTCGTTTGGACCCAAGTCGGCGTACTCAATGAAGAGTTGGTGGACGAGACGCAAGCCCATCGTGTTTAGGTAAGGGCTGTTACGCTTGAAAGGTTTTTTAGCTGCCATGTTATAAAAGGAGACCTCCGGTGGCCCTACGGGGTTAAAAAGGGAAAGAAAGGGTAGACAAAGTAAGCCCTGCGGGGCCAAGGTAGGGTTTGGGCGGGCATTCCTAAGTATCTGAAAAGCCCCATCTTCTATGGCCATAAAGGGGTATATTACCTTTCCCTATAAATATATTATAACACACTTTTGCTGATTTGTCAAGAACTATTTTCATATAATGCAAATTATTTTATAAACCCTTGTATTTAAATGAGAAATTTCTGGGGTGTGATAGTACTATACAGTGAGGCCCGCACCCCCCTGCTCGACCTGTAGCCGATTTACCACAGGCTGTGGCAGATTTACCACACAACCCTCGCGCGCACCTGCGGCAAGCAAAACGCGTGAC